CAGTCCGTGGGCCAGGGCATCCCGTCCAAGCTGGCAGGCATCCCCAGCGGGCACCTCGCGCCATCGTCGTGGGTGCTACCGTACAAGCCGGGGGCGATGTCGTCGTTCACGCAGTGCGTGGTGACGCTGACCCCCGGACCGCTGAACCTCGCGGCGGGCGTCAACATCAGCGGCGATGCGGCGGTCACGATTACTGTCAACCCGGCAGATGGGCAACTGATCGTCTCGGCGGTTGGCAACGCTTCCATCACGTTCGACCTGGCCGCCAACCTGGCCGGCGCCCTGTCGGCCGCGGGCAGCACGTCCTTCTCGTTTACGGTGAACAACGCCACGCTCGGCGCCATCGTCGACGCCGTGGGCGCCGCGCTGGTGCAGGTGTCGGCCAGCGCCAACATCCGCGCCACGGGCAACCTGTCTGGCGACATCACGCCCTTCACCGAGCTGAGCCCGCAGAGCCTGTCCGCAGCAGTCTGGCAAGCCCTGGCCAGCGCCTACAACACGCCCGGCAGCATGGGCGAGCTGCTGAACAGCGCAGGCGCCGCGGCTGACCCGCTGCTGGGCACCGTCGAGGGCGGCCTGACGCTGCGCGACGTGCTGCGCATCCTGCTGGCCGTCAACGCGGGCGACGCCACCGGCCTCGAGGGTTCGACCATGGTCTTCAAGTCTCAAGACGGCACCGTGGACCGGGTGGAGGCCACCTACAGCTCGGGCGCGCGCACCGTCACATCCGTTGACCCGTCGTGAGCGCGCAAGGCCAATACGCTGGCCAATACTTTGGCGACTACTTCGGCCAGGCCGGCACGCCTGTCGTGCCCGGCGTCATGGTCGGCACGGCGCACATCAGCTTCAGCGCCACCGGGCTGCTTACGGATGGCCAGGCGCCTGCGCCCGCGCCTGCCCGCCCCAGCTACTGGAGCGACCGCCCCTGGCGTGATGTCCACTTCATCCCCATCACCCCGCGCCGGCCGCGCCGCAGGCGGCAAGAAGACCTGATCTTCCTGGGGCGCTGAAGTTGCGCGGTGTCAAGCCGCTTGCCTTACGCACTTGACACCAGGCGCCGCACCATGCAGCGCATGAGCAAGTTGCCAGCCAATCTCCAGCGCGCCCTGCCCAAGGGCCGCACCGAGCGCGCCCTGCAGGTGGAGCGTGCCGCCATCAACGAGGAAGCGCGCACCGCCACGCTGGCCTTCGCCAGCGAAACGCCTTACGAGCGCTACTGGGGCATCGAGATCCTGGACATCAACCCCACCGCCATGCGCCAGGGGCGCCTGCGTGGCGGGGCCAATCTTCTCGTCGACCACGACACCCGTGATGTGGTCGGCGTCATCGAATCTGTCGAGGTGAGTGCGGACCGTGTAGCCCGTGCCACCGTGCGCTTCGGAAAAAGCGCACGCGCAGAGGAAGTGTGGTCAGACGTTCGTGACGGCATCCGCCGCAACGTGAGCGTGGGCTACATGATCCACAAGGCGCAACTGGTCGAGACAAAGGAAGGTGTGGAAACCTACCGCGTCACCGACTGGGAGCCCTTCGAGGTGTCGCTGGTGTCCGTGCCAGCAGACCCCACGGTCGGCATCGGCCGCAGCCTGGATGCAGGCACCGATGCACAAGACCCCCCGGCCGCCGCAGGCCCCGCAGCCAGAGCGGCAGCGACTGAACCCGAACCCCAACCCTCGAAGGACCACAGCATGTCTGATGTCAACACCCCCGTGGCCGAGCGCAACCACGCCGCCGAAATCTCCAAGATCGCCAAGGGCCTGCCCGGCGGCGCCGACATGGCGCTGGACGCCATTCAGCGCGGCCTGACCACCGAGCAGTTCCAGGCTGAGGCCATCGCCAAGCTCTCCAGCAAGCCCATGCCCACGGCCGACATCGGCCTGGACAAGCGCGAAACCAAGCGCTACTCGATGATGCGCGCCATCAACGCCCTGGCCAACCCGGGCGACGCCGCCGCGCAGCGCGCTGCCGCCTTCGAGCGTGAGTGCTCCGAAGCGACCTCCGCCAAGCTGGGCAAGCAGGCCCGCGGCTTCATGGTGCCCACCGAAGTCCAGCGCCGTGACCTGAACGTCACCACGGCCACGGCCGGCGGCAACCTGGTGGCCACCGAGCTGCTGGGCGGCAGCTTCATTGACGCCCTGCGCAACGCCATGGTCATCGACAAGATGGGCACGCGCATGCTGACGGGCCTGGTGGGCAACATCGCCATCCCGCGCCTGAGCGGCACCGGCACCGCCTACTGGGTGGCTGAGAACACCGCCCCCACCGAGAGCGACCAGACCATCGCCCAGGTGACCATGAGCCCGAAAACGGTGGGCGCCTTCACCGACATCAGCCGCCGCCTGCTGCTGCAGTCCAGCATCGACGTGGAAGCCATGGTGCAGAACGACCTGGCCACCATCCTGGGCCTGGCCATTCAGCAAGCCGCCATCAACGGCAGCGGCGCCAGCAACCAGCCCAGCGGCATCCTGACGCGCGTGACGGCCTCCGTCATCGGCGGCACCAACGGTGCAGCGCCCACCTGGGCCAACATGGTGCAGCTTGAGTCTGACGTGGCTGTGGCCAATGCTGACGTCGGAACCCTCGGCTACCTGACCAACGCCCGCATGCGCGGCCGTCTGAAGACCACCAGCAAGGTGACGGGCCAAAACGGCTTCATCTGGGAAGGCGCTGACACGCCGGTCAACGGCTACCGCACCGGGGTCACCAACGCCGTGCCGTCGAACCTGGTCAAGGGCAGCTCGGGCGCTGTGTGCTCGGCCATGATCTTCGGCAACTGGGCAGACCTGGTCATCGGCATGTGGGGCAGCCTGGACTTGATGGTTGACCCGTACACCGGCAGCACCGCCGGCACCGTGCGCGTAGTGGCCCTGCAAGACGTGGATGTGCAACTGCGCAACGTGGTGAGCTTCGCCACGATGGTGGACGCGCTCACCGCCTGAGCCTGAAGGCCAGACGACAAGCCCAGCCCAGGCCCAGCCATGACCGAAGACCTCGCGCCCTTCTTCGCTGACTTCGCGGTGGACGCCACCGTGAACGGCCAAGCCGTGCGCGGGATCTTCGACAACGGCTTCGCCTCTGCCGAGGTGGGCCTGGTGGGCATGTCGTCTGCCAGGCCCATGCTCACGCTGCCCACGGCCGGCCTCTCGGCTGACCCTGTGGGCCAGACGGCGGTGGTGGGCGGCACCAGCTACCTGGTGGCCGCGCACCAGCCTGACGGCACAGGCGTCAGCACCTTGATGCTGGAGCGCGCCTAGCCATGAGCGCCCACCTCGGCATCCAGGCCGCCATCGTCGCCGCACTCATGGCCGCGCCTGCGGTCGCCAGCGGCAACGTCAAGGTCAACACCACGCGCCCTGTCTCGGCGGCTTTCAGCCAGGCCGTGGTGGTGCGCCTGGTGCAGTCTCGCGCCAACACCCCGCAGATCCTGGGCGGGCCGTATGACTGGATGACGCAGGTGCAGGTGGAGTGCCTGGCCCGCGCCGCCAGTGGCGGGGCTGACCCCATGGCCGCCGTGGACGCCCTGCTGGAGGCCGTGTGGCAGCGCCTGTCCACCGTCAGCCCGGCGGGGCTGGGCGCCATTGACGTGCGCATGCAGCCCGCCATTGACTGGCAGCTCGACGACGGCGAAACGCCCGTGGTCGCCGCCGTCATCAACCTCACCGTCAACCACCGCACCACCAGCACCACGCTGGCCGCCTGGACGTAACCCATGACCAAGACCGCCGCCCCTGACACCGCCGCCGCCGCCGCTGCGCCGTCCACCACCCCGGTGGGCACCCCGCCCGCAGGCGGCCGCTGGACGTGGGCCGATGGCCAATGGCAGCGCCTGCCCGAGGTGGATGCCGCCCCCGCGCCCGCCGCCGCCCCCAACCCCGCCGCTGAGGAATAAGCACCATGCCCCGCCTGATTCGCAAAACCGCCATCCTGGTCAAAACCGAGGTCACCTACGGCGTTGACAGCGTGCCCACCGGCGCGGCCAACGCCATGCTGGTGAGCAACGCCACTTTCAACCTGGCCTACAACAACGTCGAGCGCAACTTCATCCGCCCGTACTTCGGCGGCAGCGGCCAGCTTGCCGGCACGCGCTTCGTCGAAATCAACTTCGAGGTCGAGCTGGCCAACAGCGGCACCGCCGGCACCGCCCCCGCCTGGGGCCCTGTGCTGCGCGCCTGCGGCATGGCTGAAGCCTTGTTGACCGTGCCGGCCCGCGTGGAATACACGCCCGTCTCGGCCAGCTTCTCCAGCGTCACCATCTACTACCACCTGGACGGCGTGCGCCGCGTGGCCCTGGGCTGCATGGGCAACGTGGAAATCATGCTCAACGAAGGCGCCGCGCCCATGCTGCGCTTTTCCATGGTGGGCCTGGACGGTGGCCGCACCGCCACGGCAGACCCCACGGTCACGCTCACCGCCTTCCGCGCGCCCCAGGTGGTGTCGGACGTGAACACCGGGGACATCAACCTCGGCGCCACCTACGCCGCAGGCGTGCTGACGGGCGGCACCACCTACCCCAGCCGGGGCCTCAGCATCAACCTGCAGAACACCGTCAGCCGCAAGGCCCTGCTGGGCGGCCAGGCCGTGCAGATTTCTGACCGAAACGTCCAGGGCAGCATGC